CCCAATAGAATATTTTAAGAAAGTTGGTGAATCACAAGTTTCACTCCAAAAAACCGTATTATGTATCTTAAAATTAGCTTCCTTAATAACCATATTAAATAGATCTTTCCAGGTTTTAATATATACTTGTTGATCAATTGACTTAAAAATTTGACGATAAAACAATGAAACAGCATCATCTCCATAAAAATTATAACGGATAAATCCAGACTTATAAACATGGATAATGTCAATTGAAGGAAACATAACTTGAATAACAACAAGCTGCATAACAAAATTAACAATGGAATTAAAAATAGACGTGTCATAACGACCACTAGTCATAGTACCAATAATAATCCACCATCCAGAACCATCAGGAGCATTAACAACTTTAAAACCAACAGTTTCAATAACAATCTTCAACAAAGCTAAGAACAAATCATGAACGAAATTACCATTAGGAAGAAGATTTTCAAGATTCTTAAACAACATACGGATACCACCAAAAGTTTCCATAAGAATAAATGCCAATAAATGAAGATCATATTTGGAAAAATCACTTTCAAGAATTATCCAAAGACCAACAAGCTCAGATTGCAATTTAGCCATTTCAATAATATAATTAACTTTCTTAATGCCCTTCAAACGCTTCTTTAAAACATTATACAACTCCATAAAGAAAGAAGTTGCAGCACCAAAATGAAACTTCATACCAATTTTAATAGGCATGGGATTAACAGAATCACCAATACCACAAATGCGAGACAATGGATAAAACAAAGGTTTTATTATATAGATCAATTCACCATTAGCAATGAAAAAGAACCGTTCACCTTCCTCATAAACAAATTGACCAAGAGAAGAATCCCATGAACCAGGCTTCACTTCAACCTTATCAGCAAGAACACTAGAATCACCCAATAAAGGTTTCAACTCAGAAACAATAGAATCAAAGTCCCATTTAGTTGAATTCTTCAATTTTGATATTTGATGCATTATATTAGCTTTAAGAGCAGGCATAACATCACCTTTCAATGGTTTCTTTCGGGAGCAATTATAATAAGCGCCACATGCAGAATCATCACGTATGGTAGCACAAAATGTTCTAGAATCAGTGAAATCAATAAGATCAATTTCACCAGTACGAGATTTCCAAAAATCACCCCATACATAACCAATAGAACGTTTAATCATTCCTATAAGATCTAACGTATACTTAGGATGAATAACTTGAGAGTTCAAGTGAGACAAATGCTTAGCCATACCAGGAACAGAACAACCAGAAACTGTAGAATGATGAAAAGCTGAATAACCATTAGGATAATCAAGAAGATAGGATCCATCAATCTCTTTGCCCATAAAATAATGCTTACAACGCTGAACACAAGGAATTGCCTTATTATTTTGTTGATTTGCAAGCTTACGCTCATAACAAATAAAACATATAGCACTCTGACAAAGATAATCACACTCAAGATCATAAACAGAGACTTCATTGAAAATATCATGATCATGAACATAATGGTTAGAACATGGAACAACAAAATCCTTCTTTTCCAAGCACACTGAACATTCATAATCCTTACGAATTGGAATTTTACTTTGAACCGCAATACACTTCAAAACAGGAGCAAGAACAATTGGAACCTTAAAAGTACTAGTTTTCAAAGAAACACCACCACAATGAGGATAGCATTTATAAACAATAGAACTAGTTTCCAACAAATCACGACAAGCAAGATTAAGAATTTCATCACCATTAAGATTAGATGACATTTCAATCGTTTGTTTATAAGCTTCAAGAGCAGCCATTCGAGGATTTTCAGCACGCACCAAAATAGAATATTTGGGGACAGAATACTGCAATCCTTTAGTCTTACTAACAATCTCGCGACTAGGACCAGAAGGTTTATCCTTAAATTTTTGAGAAACAATAACAACGTGGTTTTGCATTCCAGAATAATAAGTATCAAATGAATAGTTTTCTGCAATATAATTAGCAAGATGACGCTCAATAGAATCAACTGGCAACTGCTTTCGTACTTGTTTCAGTTGATTAATACTTGGATAAGTTTGATTAAAGTCTTCTGAAGCCACAGTAGAAGATAG